TCTTAGCTTTCTCCATAGAGCTGTAGAGCCTGAGGATCTTAGGGCTGACTGTCTTGCCATTTAGTGCCAGCCTCTATCTTTGAAATGTTTCCATGCATTGCACGCTGATCCATTATAGCGATGATCTAGATATCTTTGATGTAATTGGATCTGTTGCATTGGATTCATATCTTTTGCTATTGGATTTTTTATCTGTAGTAATCCATATACATAGCTCTTTGTTGGACTAGATAGATTGCCAATTGCTTTGTGATTCCATGCTGATTCTTTACTGATTAGTAACTTAATGCATTTGGCTTCATGCTTAGGCATTGTTGCATTTATGTATCTTCTTGGGTCATATTTGAATGCTTCTATTGAGCCTGTATTAGCATCATACATTGGTGATAATAGAGCTATCCCAATAGCGATGGCTACCGAGCGAGCTATCCGCGAGCGGCTCGCTCTGAGCCCCTGATGGGCTCTAGCCCTGAGAGTACCATTCATGTCAAACTCCTAACTATAAGTGCTGGTCAGACGGCGTGTCGTATTAGTCCTTACCCCACCCTTTCCCTTTGAAATGTATTGGATTAGCTGTAATCATCTTGGACATAGGCTCATTACAATAACTACATAAGACTACTGGTCGATTGTGCCATCCATGATTGATTTCTTGACTGAGATTGCATCTGGTGCATTTGTAATCGTAGGCTGGCATGTTAAACATCTCCTGATCATATATGTGCCACAGAATGTGCATCGGTCAATATCTGCATCTGTTGGCTCTTTGTCTAAGTGACCGTATTTCAAAATGAGTAGTGGCATAAGATCCTCTAAACGGATGATCGCGGCATAGTCACGCGGATCCTCACCTTGACCGTTTAGTCGCAAAACCCCAAACCCCATCTCCCCAGAAACAGATGTTCGAGCTTTTAATTGTTTTAAATATGCCAATGGCTGGAAACCAACCCTTGCTTTGACTTCACAATCAAATGGCACATTAACAATATCCTTGCCACTACCCCTTCCCACACATGCGCCTGTCCACCAAGTCGATAGGTACTCAGCTACAACACGCTCTGTGCGGAAACCTCTTGCTCTTCTTGAATTAGCCATTTACCGCATGACATTTGCGACATTGCCATTGTCCAACAGAAACTTGCCCATCCTTGATTAGGATCTTAGCCATGATGTCACTAGCTTGAGTTGGCTCATTACATAATTGGCAATTGACTGTTTCAATGAATGGAATATCCTCTAAATCAGTCCAGGAGCCCAATCCATCTTGGTTATACACTTCAACATACCCCATTACATTCTCGCTTTCTGTTTGCCCCAAGATCCATCTGGTTTGATTTCATACCAAATTACATCTTGATCCTTAGGGCATCTTGCCATTTCCTGCAACAACATTTACAGCTTCATCTATTGACGTTGGTGCTGGCACTTTCTTGATTGATTCCTCTTGCTCCCCAAATGGCGTAGTCCAGTAATCCTTGTGTCCCTCAGTTACAGGCTCTTTAGCCTTATTAACCTCAATGACTTTCTTCATCTCTTCCCTGCTACTTTTGTGTTTATCTACTCCGATATTTGCGTTACCACAAGCAATACCGATCGCCGAAGTAGCTCCATTTTCCAGCGCAAAATCCTTATTAACGCCCCTGTCTGATATGACTTCATTAGCCAACCCAGTCGCGAATGGATGTTGATCTGTGGTTTCTCTATAAATAGCTGCACGAACGATAAAGCGTTTATCAGACCATTCCAGTATCTCAGTTTCAATGCGACCATTTGGGTACCTTTTCCAAAACTCAATAATTCTTTCGCGTACGGTAGTGTATTCATCTAGGTTAAACATATAACTCATCCTCTTCTGTTTTCAATTCGCATGCTAACGCGAGATAAGCACAGGCATCGATGTATGAGTCGATATGCCCAGGGGATTCTTGGATTCGTGAGAGCTTGACCTCGACCATTGCAAGGCAAGCCTGGTAGTCCTCGATTGGGAAATCAAGTAAATTGGTAAGTCTCCTAGCGATCCGATCCTGGTTGATTTTCGGATGACCATAGATTCGACCACGATCTTGCATGACATCTGTTGCACTTTGTAATATCTCTTTAGCTTTCATTCTGCCCAGAATTCTTGGCGATTGACTGCCCTGCCTCGATGGTATCCCTCACGCAATCCGCGTTGATAGTTATTATGTGCCACAGTCTCATAAATTAATGCAAGTGCAAATGGCACTACAACTAAGAATATAAAGAAAAACCATGTGTCGCTCATTTTGCTCCCATTTCTAAAAGATCGTTTGAAATCAATGCTGGTTCAATATCGTTTATTATTGTGTAAATCTTGCCATTAGGGTGAATCGATGGCGCAGCTGCAACATATCCTTTGTGCTTAATGTCTATGCCATCTTGCAATGAGCCCTTAAATATTAAATCTGGGCTTGCCTGGTAGTAGTAATGAAACCCATCACCAGTCTGTACTGTGTAAGTCTCACCAAATTCTTCTAGGATTTCTCCACCATTTCTAAAATCCACATCAAAGACCACAAGCCCAGATGTGATACAAGCAATCCCAATGTTGGCTGTTGGATCTACATCAAACCAAAAATCAATTAGAGCTTCATCTGTTGTAGCTCCGAGATACGCATTCTTGATCAAGTCAAAATGGGGATCTTTTTTCTTAGCTTTAAGTGGCATAACTGCCCAACCTTTTTGAGCATACTCAATAGCTGCTCTCTTTGTACCTATCGTTGTTTTCATCTTGCTCCCTTGTGCCAGCTCATTCGGTTGGCTACAGGATTAGTGAACCACACATCTCAGACTATTTGGGTTGATTTTGATAACGAAATGGTAACGATTCTGCATCATCCACAGCATTATCTATTGTGCGCCTGAGTGGGAAAACATCTCTAATTAGATCATCCATATAATTTGCCATAGACAGTAAATGATCCGTCTTTATTAATAGGCACAAGCATTGGGCTAACCCTGTTTCCATGAGTTTCTATAATTGCCACGCTCATCTGCCAATTGGCGGCTCCTGCCTTGAGATAGCCCGCTTTTTCCTTTTGCATGACATTCCCTGCCTCTACGCCCCACAAAGTCCTGTATCGGGCTCCTATGCCCTCTGTAAAGGCACTAATACCTGCTCTGTGGGTATGTCCACAAACGACTGATTTGCCGAATTTCTTGGCTAAGCCTAAAGCTGTAAGTCCAGCATTGGAATTCATCGATCCTTCATCGCCATGCACTAAGACCCATCCGTTATGGAATTCAAAGGGTTTCTTATGAAAGCGTATCCCCAGGTCTGAGAAACCCATAAAACGGGAGTAGTCAAGCTCTGGTAATCCAATGAGGCTAGGAGCGCCTCTAACGAGAGTGTGGTATAGGCGATCCGTATGGTTGGATCTTGTAATATCTGTGGTGCGCAAATCCCAGAGGATGTTTTGAGCCAGAGTTCTATCGGCATCTAATTGCCCTTCAAATTCTAGGTGTGTCCCTTTTGCCCATTTACTCTGGGACTGCATATCCAGCTCATCGCCCGTATTTAGTACTAGATCAAACTTCTCTTTATTAACTAACTTGATTAGATTCTTAACTGCTCTTTCATGATGGAATGGGATCTGTAGATCCGAAATCACTAGATAGCGTTTTTTAGTCATCTTCCTCATCTTCATAATCGCCAAACCTTTCTGGTTCGACTGGAGATGGCAAGATCCAGGCTGGATAAGACTGTGGCTCTGTAATCATAAACAGGGCAATAGACTCAGGGAATCCAGCTTTCTTTAGGGATTTATAGAATTCATGCAACCCAATGCAATAAGCATCAAGAGGAGAATATCCCTCATCCACTAGCTTGTTAGTTGCTTTTCTCGCCATGTGTCAATTGTCACTTCTCTAGGATGCGTAATATGGTTTCGACACGCGCCTCAAGTAAATTAATTTGATCGCGCATCGATGAGCCGCCATTATTTTTGAGTTCGCTTAGGTAATGCTTTACTAACCAGCGCACCGAGCCAATAAATGAACCAATAACGGTCGTAGCAGCAACAGCAATTGCCGCCATGTCCTGCGCAGTCATTATCGTTTAGGTGTTGCATATCCAAATATGCCTGACAGTACTGACCACAAAATGGCGCGGTAATCAACATCAAAGTTAGTTGCAGACCAAGCTGCTAAGAATGCTCCAGCTGCTAAGAATAGTGGATTCTTGATTTTCATATTTTGCCTCCTAGTAGTGGGATTTGAAAAAACGAACGATCTTCATCGCCAGCTTTTGTGAAGCTGATGTGAATGTGCGATGTGTGCGGATTTGTGCCTCTGTATTTGACCCAGCGCCAGAGTGTTCTTTTGCTTGCAATTTTTTTATTAAATATGACATATGCAATGCGCTTGCTTGACTTGGCGTTAACTCGTATCTGATCGGCAAGGTAATGAGCTGTGGCATTTTTCCCATCGAGAGAAGCATCGAGATCGAAAGCACGGACATACCCTGTACTAGGGCAAGCGTTGTGATCGCTTTTTCTGACTGCGTGCCTGGCATCTGCCCAGGTACCGTCACTACGGCGGTCTCTGTCAGGATAAGCATCGTCTGCCTGCTCTCTAAACTGGATTACAGATTTACTGAGTCGAGCTTTCATCCAAGTAGGATTGCGGCTTCTTCAGCAGTTAAGCCCAAGCGGTCAAAAATTGCTTGGCGAGCAGTTGCATTTGCTTCGGCTTCGGCTTGAAGTTTTGCTAATTGTGCTTCTTGCGCTTTTCTTGCTTTTGTTTCAGCAGCAGTTTCGTCGCGTTCAGTTATAGTTTCTTCGCCAGTTTGAATGTTAAATTCTTTTTCAATAATTTTCATTTTATCCTCACGCGCTTCCATAGACATAGATTGTTCCACTATCAAAAGTTTGTGCTCCACCTGATAAAATTGAAACACTTGTAATTGCAGAAGTTCCAACATAGTTAAACACTTTGTTTACTCCTTTGTGTCCATTTCCACCACTTGCGCTTGCAGAACTCACTAACATTCCGACCTTTGTTCCTGAACTATTGCAACCATAAACCATTAAACCACCTGAAATAATACTTGAAGCACTACCACTCATTTGTCCAAAATAAGTAAAAGTTCCGCCACCTGTTCCAGTTGTAATTTGGTCAATAACGCCTGTCGAATAACTTGCTCCAGCATTATTCCAAGAACCTGAATCATTATAGTTGTTACCTGAATCAGTATTAAATCTAATGTAAGGAGCAGCACTTGCTGCAGTTGTGGACAATTCAGTAATGTTAATCCATAAAGTACTCATTCCCGAAATACCAGAAATTGTTGTTGTTGTACCTGAGAGAGCAGTACCACCTGCGTTTAATAAACTAAAACTAGGTGCTGATGCTGGACTGCCCCACGCTGGCACTCCACCTGATACGACCAATGCTTGCCCATTTGTACCAATTGGCAATCGAGTGTTTGTATTAGCCGTTGCAGATCGATACTCGATATCGCCAAGAGTTGTCGATGGATTTAGCGCCTTGGTGGTTGTATCAATAGATGAACCAAGGGTGCGGATAGCCGCTGCGCCATCTTTAACCAGATCTGTGTCGTTAGGTGTTGTCCACCCATAATTGGTTGTCGTTGCCATTATTCTCCTTGATTAGGCTACTATTGTAGCGTTGTTCCAGTCTAAAGTAGTACTTATTGTGTTCCATGTTTCGCTTATTGGCACATTATTCCACCTGAACGCTTGCAAGCTAAAAGCCACAGGCGAAACGATAATCGTTAGATCTAAAGCATTAAATCGGCTTGTCCAAGTCCAACCCTCGATAAAGCCCTGATAGCGACCGTCTGCAATGTTTGTCGGTAAATCCTCAATGTCCAGAGGCAAGCCCATGAATATGTTAAGAGCTTGATCGCGTGAGGCATCTGGGATATTAGGGTTAGACATTGGGAATGTTATAGCCTTGAATTGATACTGAGGATAGGCACGAATGTCCAAATAAAATTCTGCCTGAGATTCTGCATCATAACCATGTTCAAGGGTTGTAGATATGTTTTGGGCTTGTACCCCATAAGTGGCAATAGAAGCTGCATCCTCAGCTGTTTCTTGCTGATTATTTTTATAGGTAATTGTGACTTTGTTTCGGACATCACCAAGTCGTTTTGATGTAGAAATACCAGCTGCATAAGCCCAGCCGCCATCTATATAGGCGTAGCCATTAGCTGCAAGATATTGAGCCCGATGCGTTGAATCTGCATACCCGATTCGACCAGATGCATCTTCATAAATGTAGCCCAAACCTGATCTAGCCAAGGTCGATACCAGGCTATAAACATCCGTAGTGCTGGCAGATCGAGCAGTAAGCTCATAATCGCCTGGGCGATCAATCTCGCCTAATCCAGAATTCTCAGCATTTGCCCAAGTAGTAGTAGGTTCATAATTTACCCACTCTAAAGCCGCTGGCACTTCATTCCAGGTATTAAATAGCAATGCTGAAAGAATTTCATAGATTTGATCGCCATCAAAGTCTTTAGCCAATACGCCCTCAGTAAGGGTTTTCGGAAGTTTAGATAAGGCTCCAAGAGCTGTGATGGTTATGTCTTCCGTAATGGCTGGTTCGCCAGTTCTAACCTTTACATCAATGTCCGAAATGTCTCCACCGAAAATTGGGACATAAGTGCCAGTAGAGTTTTTAACCTTAATTACTACAGAATCATTTACATCAAAGGTAATGGCTGACTGGTCAAGGTTTTTAACCGTAAAGCGACTATATCCAGCAATAGGCTGTGAATAGATATCTGAGCGCCCTGAGGTAACTGTTAAGTCAGCAATGACTAGATCAGTTATATCCCCTGCGCCATTGACCTCTACTGCCCATTCTGGAGTCCAAGCTGTCATACAAAGGCACCAGCACCGAGAGTTCCACGATATGAAGATTGGTTAAGTACATCAACGATTTGGCGGGCTGTTGATTCTGAATCGATTGCGCCATTGACTGTAATGTTATTGTTGTAATTTACAGCTTGACCTGAGTACCCGCCGCCAGGTGCAGCTATAAATGGAGATGCCTGAAACCCTGGCATTTCAAAACTAGCTCTGGAAGCATTGCCAGATCCACCGAATGTTAGGAAATCCTTAACCTTGTTTCCCCACTCGAAAAGGGTTTGAAAGGCTTTGATAAGCAATCCCACAGCTGTAACAACAGCGCCTATTGCAACGCCCACTACCTCTAGGGCTACTCTGAAAGCGCCCCCTAGGAATGGTGCAAGATATTCTTTAGTGAAAGTCCAGAGAGCTGAAAAGGCTTCCTTGTTATCTCTTACTGCAACCTTTACCCTGTCAAAGATAGATCTCAAGCCATCCAGAATTGGAATCAAAATAGTTTTGGCAACCTGGATGATGTCATCAAATGCATTCTTTAATCCGTCTCCACCTTGGAAACCATCGATAAATGCTTGAAGAGCTGGCATTACATATTTGACAATGTTTTCAACCATTGGAGTAATCGCCTGGAGTATAAAGGTTCCAACGGTTTCCTTGGCTTCATCAAATGCAATCTTAAGGCGATCCATTTGTCCCTGGAATGTATTAGCCTTAGCGGATGCCTGGTTTTCAAAGGTGTCACCCAATTTAGCGAATACCTGCTCCACTGACATGCCAGCAAGCTCAGCTTTAGATAATCCGACCCCTAGCTTGCCTAAAGCCGTTGTAGAGCCTTCCTGAGCTTTAGCAAGGGCATTTGTAACGCTCTCTAATGATTTACCAGTACCAGCTGCAACATCAAGCGCCAAGGCTTGTAGCTTCTGTGCAGAAGTCACATCGCCAGTAGCTCTAGCTAGTCTTTCAAGGCTAGGGCGTAGTTCATCATCTGTAACGCCCTTGGCTAATGAAGTTTGGGTTATATAACTTTCAGTAGCTTTAATCTGTGCATCTGTGGCACCAGTCACATTCTTCAAAGTTATTGCAAGTTTTTCCTGAGCAGCTGCATCGGCAATGGCAGACTTAACGCCATCAATTGCCAACTTGCCAGCATAGGCAACAGCGGCAGCGCCAGCAACAGCAAATGCAATACCAGCCTTTTTACCAAAATCAGCGATCTTGCTTCCAAAGGTTTGTACCTCATCGGTACCTTTTGCTAAATTCTTTTTTAGGTCATCAACATCTGCAAGGATCGAGAGTTTGAGGGTTCTACTTCCAGCCATTACTTATCCCACTCTTTCACGATTCGACTAAATGATTCTTCCCATTGTTTAATTAACTCAGGCTGAATTCTGCGCAATGTTGGATAAATAAAATATCCTTCATTACCTCTACGGTTTAGCCTTGGCGATCTGGATGGGAATTGCTTGTAGCCTTCATAAGTGCCAGATGTGCGCTTTCTTTCTTTAATATCAGCACCGAATTCGGCACCTGCCAAAAGACCGTTACCGCCTTGCTTGCCTGGATTAAATTGAGTAGTTGCACCACCTGAGAATTTCTGACCAGCAAATCCAAATGAAAGCTCACCAATTTTAGATGACTTGGAAACCTTAAAACCTTCGGCAATTCTTTTAGCTACATTAGGATTGGGAGCAGATCCAGCTGTGGCTTTAATCTGTTCGCCAGCATACTGAGCTAATGCGCTTGAAGCATTCTTAGCCTCTTGCTGGGCTTCCTCAGTTAATCCTTTGAACGCTCTAATAATGCCGCGTAATTCAGCTTTATCATAGAAAATAAAATCCCGTTGTGGAGTCACATCAGTTGCCATTGCGTGTCTCCAATACTTCTATAGCGGTAAGAATATCCTCTGCGTTTGACCACTCAGACATCGGGATCTGAGTAGCGATCGCAAGTTCAACCAATAGGCGACTTACTGATCCACGCTCATGGCTTTTGGGTTATCAGATCCCAGATCAACATCTACGACTGATTCCATCCATGCATCAAAAGGCTTTGTTGGTTGTGTGCCAGCCTCTCGCTTAACAGCTGAGTGGGCAACGAACAGAATGTCCCAGATAGCTCCAAACTCGGAGATACTTTTCTTTTCTGCTCGCTCCCACTTAGCGAAATCAGGTGGATAAGCTACGACTGTAATCTCTTCACCTGACTGGTATTTAATTGTCATTGTTTGTTGCATTTGTTTGCTCCCGTTTTAGTTGATTAGCTAAATGTACCTGTTGGGGTAGATTCTACCTGGAACACCAAGGATACTGTCTGAGCATCTGGCGCTGTGCCGTTTGGTGATGGAAATGTTGGAAATACATTACCTGTAAATACTGCGCCTGTTGCAGCTGTAAAGCTGAAAGCAATTGCTGTGTTAGGTGCTGAGTTTGAAGCTGTCCATAGTGATTCGCACAATGATCCAGTTGCTCCCCAGTCGGCTAGCATTTCTACTGTTAGAGTTGAGTTCGCATCTGTAACTTTGTAAGCACGACCGTCTAATGTCTGGTAAATCTCGCGTGTTTGTTCTACTGTTAGGGCAACACTTGTAGCCTGAGCATCATAAGAAACTGAGTTGATGGTCAGAGCCAAATCACGCCCTGTTATTACTGTTGTTGGCATATTTTTCTCCTATAGTGTTTGAGTGTAGTAGGTGCTTAAAGTGATATCTGAAACGAGCAGAATCGCTGCTCCTACCTCTGAAACGGATGGGCGTGAAACCGACCCTATTTCATATCCCGCTGGGATGGCAGCGAGAATACTGATTATGAGTTGCTCTAGGTTATCCAGAGATGCTGGATTACTGTTATAGGCA